CATATTTAACAATCTCTTCATCGCTTACTTGCGTTATGTCTCTTCCTAATAATTCTCCTTCACATTTAGAAAATTGTGAAGGAGAATTATTAGGAAGAGACATAACGCAAGTAAGCGATGAAGAGATTGTTAAATATGAAAATAAAATAGATGTGATAATTGGTGGCCCGCCTTGTCAAGGATTTAGTTTAGCGGGAAAAAGAGATCCTGACGATGTAAGAAATAGATTATTTGAAGAATTTGTTAGATTTGTGAAAGTAATAAAACCAAAGATATTTGTTATGGAGAATGTTGCAGGTATTGGTTCAATGAGAGATCCAAATGATAAATTAATCATTAAAGAGATCTTCAGGATGTTTATTGAATTAGGATATAAGATTGATTGCAAGGTATTAAATTCTAGTAATTATGGAGTTCCTGAAGCAAGAAAAAGAGCTATCTTTATAGGAAACAGATTAGGATTAGTCAATAAATATCCAAAGTTTAAGGGAAAGAAGTTTTTGAAAGAAGTTTTAGATCTGCCGTATAAAGAAGATATAACCATTCAGCATATCTATGATGCTGCAGCAATAAAGAGCAATTACAGAAATAGTTACATTAAAGAAGGAAAATCTTATGGATTATTTAAGAGTACGAATAAAAAGTTAAAAATGAATGGATTTTCTTGTACAATAACAAAGAGTGGAAGATATATCCATCCAAGATATAACAGGTTTCTTAGTGTTAGAGAAGTGGCAAGAATACAAACTTTTCCAGATGATTTTAAATTTGAAGGAACAACAGCACAGATGTATCAACAAATAGGAAATGCAGTACCAGTGTTAATGGCTCAATCTATTGCAAAATCAGTTAAGGAGATGTTAGAGAATGAGTGATATTAAATTTTTCAATGTTGTAAAGGAGAAGATAGAGAATATTAAATTAGATGAAACTAATCCTAATGAAATGTCTGAAATAAAGATGGATGCATTAAAGAGTGTAATAAATAAGTTTGGATTTTTAGAACCAATTATAGTAAATAAAGATAATGTTATGATAGATGGAGAGCACAGATTAAAAGCATTACAAGAACAAGGAGTTAAAGAAGTTCCAGTAATAAGATTAGATGTTTCTAAAGTTGATAGTAAGATGATAAGACAAACAATGAATAAACTTAAAGGAGAACATAATCCTAGAGAAGATATAGAGGATTTATTAAGAATATCCAAGGATGTAAGTTTGAATGATTTAAGTAGATATTTAGGTTTAGAAGAAAAGAATTTAGGGGATTATTTGGCATCAATAGACCAAGAACCAGAGAGTTTTCTTACAGTAAAGATAGAAGAGAAGAATAAGGCAAATAAGTGGAGATTTGTAAATTTTAGATTAACTACAGATCAAGCTAAAAAGATAGTAGAACAATTAAAAGAAAGTGAGAATATTAAGGATATTGCATTAATTCCTGTAGACGGATTAGTGGTTAGTCATGAAGGTAAAAGTTTACAATAATTTACACGATGGAAGAAAAAAAGAGAGGCCCGAAGCCAAAGGCACAACAAAAAGAGAGAAGAGAGAAAGTTTTAGACTATATGAAATCCATTGGGCCTTATTCATTGCCTGCAAATGCATTAGCAAAGGAGTATGATTGCACTGTAAAAACAATTTATAATGATAGAGATTATCTAATTAAAAGTCTTGATGTATCTGATTTGGATTTAGAATGTAAGAGAATATTAATGACTGCAATGGGAGATCTAAAGAAATTAGAATCATTAAAATTAAATGAGGATCCTAATATAAAGATAAAAGCAATAGCAGAGGCAAAAGGACTTATGACATTCATTACAAAGATTCTTGAGGATTATGGATTTAAAGAAAGGATTGCAGATAAAAAAGAAATAGAAATCACACGTAAAGATGAAGAGAATAGAATTGATAAGCAAAGAGAAGAATTAAGTGCATTACCTGTAGAAATACAAGATAAGGTTCTAAGAATACTAAGGAGAACACATGACGACAGATAATAGCGATAAGGAGAACAAATGAATAAAATAATAATACAAGATGAAATATCTATAACACAAAAAGATTTAGATGAAATAATAAAGTATTATGAAAAGTGTCCTGATACCTTTCAAATTGGAATATTAAGTTGGAGTGGGGGCAAGAAGGAAGTTATAGAAGAGATAAAGAAACTTTCAGAAGTAGGAAAATCAATATTACTAATGAGATATAGATTTAATCAATGGAAAAAATCTGATGAATATAAAAGAATGGAGAAAGAAGCTAGGAAGACTTCGCCATCCAAAGAAATTAAGAAGGTGAAAGAATGAATAATAAAGAAGTATTAAATAAATTAGCAGACGATTATATTATTGCTTTAAAGTTAATAGAATCATCTAAACTAAAAAGAAATGAAAAAGATAATTTAACTAAGGGCGTTGATTTTTTATCAACAATTAATTTTTGGCAATTTAATGATAATAAGACAATGTTTCCAAGATTAAGTTTGAATGTTTTTTTCCAAAGTATAATTAAAGACTTAAAGTCTTCGCAAAACAGGAATAGAAAAATTAAGAAGGTGAGATGTGGGATTTGTAATAGTGCATGGCATAATACTAATGAACATACAGATAAGAAGATGTTTAATGAAGTTAAGAAGGTGAAAGAATGATTATATTTAAATGTGAGAAATGTGGTTGTGCAGAAAATACTGTTTTATGTAGATATTGGATTAAACAAAAAGAAGAACTTGCATTATGTTCAGAATGTGACCCAAAGGGACAACAGAAATGGCATAATTGTTTTCTTAAAAAACCATTCAAAGAAATTAAGAAGGTGAAGCATGACAGATAAAGTCTACGGTTATGTAAGAAAGATTTGCCCTTATTGTGTTGAGGGAAACAAGAGATCAAAGACTAAAGGAAGATTCTTAGTGTATGAAACAAACAAGAAGTTAATATTGAAGTGTTGTAAATGTGGTGAAAAGACGGAGGTTAAAAAAGAAGATTATGGCAAACAAATTCAAACAAGAGGAATATAGATGTTCTTATAAAGGTTGCAAAGCAATATCAGATTATAAAACTAAACTAGGAGATTATTGTTCATATCATCTAGCAGTATTAAGAAAAAAGATGGGAAAAGAATTTGAAGCAGAAAAAGTTGAATTAACAATGACACAAAGAAAGATGATTAAACAGTTTAGACTAAATCCTCAAATTAAAATAAATTTCAAAGGAGGTAAATAAATGAAACAAGAAAGATCTTTTAGTTTTGATGAAAAGACTGGAAAGTACATATTGCTTATAAAACAGGAAGCTCCTGTAGTTGGACCTGAAGAAAAAGAATTAGCAATGCAGTTTTCAGAAACAAAACAAGTCTGGGAAGCAGATGAGATAAACAAGTTAGTAAAACAAGTAGGTTTACAAGAGAAGAAAGTAGCTGAGACATTAGAAACTACTGAAGCAAAGATGAAGCAGATTGGCCAGATTAAGCCAAGAGAAAGAGATATGCTTAAAGACTTCAAGAATAAGATAGAGAAAGTTCAGAAGTTACAACAACTTGAACAACTTGAAATGCAACAGAAAACTCAGAGAGATATGTTAGCAGCGATTCAAAAAGACAAAAAGGAGATGCAAGATGCAATCAATTCAAGAGTTAAGAAAGATTAAAGAAGAGTTTGAAATTGCAGGGATAAGACCAACTTATGAACATTTTATTTTTTTCGTTAAGAATGAGTTGGCACCCTTTATGGGAAGTAAGTTTATAGAAGAAGATTATTATAAGAAGATTTATGATGATTGTTGGAAGAGCAGACATACGTTATTTCAGCTTCCTAGAGGGCATAGCAAGACAGAGCTAGTTGGAATTTGGTTTACAATATTTCTAGCAGTAACACAACCACTCAATCCATTCTATAAGAGATACCACAAGAAGATCAAAGAACAAATGCTATTAGCAGGAGATGGTGCAGCAATGAATGCATGGGCTGAGAGAATCAAACATTTCTTTTATGAGAATCCAAGACTAAGCACTTATATCCCTGAAGGAGCAGATATGAAGAAACAGAACTCTTATTGGAATACTCAAGTTATGTACCTAAATAATGGACATAAGATAATTCTAAGAGCAATAGGAGATAAAGCTATTAGGGGAAACCATGTTGATAGACTACATGCAGATGACTTAGTTACAGAGAACTCAACAATGGTTGATTTAAAGATTGTAGAGAAATGGGGTGGAGCAGTTGATGGAACAACAACAAATAAGTTAGCTATGGTCCAAGTAACAGGAACTCCATTAAGATTTACAGACATACTTTTCCACTTGAAATCAAAAGGTTATAAGTTCTCAAGACTTCCTGCTATTGTTAATTTTGAGAAGAAAGAGATATTATCTCCTAATAGATGGACATTTGAAGACTTAATGAAAACTAAGAATAGAATTGGCAGTGTAAGATTTCAATGTGAATATATGTTAGATCCCCTAGATGATACAACAAGTTTAATCAAGAGGGAGTGGATAACTCAATGCCAGAGTAATGACTTTGACATACATAGAGAAAGACCAGATTGGGCTGAAGCAGTTTACTTAGGAGTTGACTTTGCATTTTCAGATAGAATCACAGCAGATAAGTCTGTATTCTTCTCATTTGCAGAGTTCACAAAAGAGGGCAAGAAATACTTTATTATGCTAGATTATGTTGTAAAGAAAGGATTATCTGGCCAAGAACAGATGGATTTAATTGAGGAACTAAATACCTCTTATAAATATGATGTGATTGGATTAGAAGAAAACTCAATTAAAGCAATAGTAAAGAACATTAAACAAGACTTAGGACATTTAACAATAAAGAGATTTTGGACAGGAAACAGGGACGAGAAAGAGGAAACAGATACAAGCAAGGGATTTACAACAGTATCAAAGATAAACTTAGTATTAAGATTAGGAACAGCATTTGAAATGAAAGAGATAATATTGCCTTACAAGAGTGCAGAAGCCAAGAAGAAAGTTGAAGATCTAATTAATGAATGTGTAAGTTTTGCTCAAGAAGAAGGTAAGATAGTAGAGATTGGAGTTCATCCAGATATTCCTATTGCTATGGCTTATTCAAGAGAAGTTGCAATTAGATGGGGTGGAGGTTATCTAATATGAATAAGTTTGAACCAGTTGAAAGATGTAAGTATTGCAAAAAGCCGATTAGGGATTCTAAGAGGAATAAATCTGGATATTGTTCTAATTGTGGAGCCAAGAAATACAACAATGGCCATAAAGATAAAATTAGAGTTTATCAAAAGAGATATAGGGAGAAGATGAAAAAGATTAAAAAGGATTTAAATAATCCATTAAACTCAGAATAATATCCCCCATCACAAGTTAGCCATCCTTTGATCATATTCATGGAAAGAAAATCAAAAGAGATATTCACAAACTCTCCTTATGAAGTAAAGGCAGAACCAGTAAGACCAGCTATTGGAAATTATAAACCAAAAGATGATGTTTCTACAGGGCCAATCAAATTAACACAAGATGCAGAAACAGCAGGGCAAGTTGCAGATAATACCGGATTCTCAGCAGGTTTTAGAAGTGATGATATTTTCAAGGCATTTATTCCATGGTTCTTATACAAACCTCCTTATGGTTTTCCTAGAGAAGTTAATGTATTGCAATTAAGATTGTTTGCAAAGAATCCTTATATATTCTCAGTAATTAAAACATTACAGGATGAAGTTGCATCAATACCTTATGATATAGTCTTGAAGGAAGAATACATCAAAGAGGGAGCAGTAGAGGATGACGAAATAAGATTAGGAATTACAAACTTCTTTAATAACCCAAATGGTAATGATGAGAGCTTTGAGTATTTACTTAGATGTTGGGTTAGAGATATGTGTGAGTTAGATTCTGGAATCGGAGTTAAAGTGTTCAATAAGCAAGGAAAGTTTACACAATTATTCGCAAGAGATGGAGGAACATTTCTAAAGAATCCAGATATTTATGGTTACATGGGAGAGAGAGAAGAATTTGTACCTAAGCCAACACAATATGTTTTAACAGACGGTTTACCTGAAAACTTAAATGAAAAGATAATGGGTGCAGAAAGTGCAGAGGATGCAGATAAAATACATCAACAGATTAGATCTGAAACTTATGATACAATGTATAGAAATAGTGCAGCTTATTTCCAATATGGATGGACAGCAGGAGCAAGACCAGTTCCTTTTGGAAAGAGAGAGATTATGTATTTTATGTTAAATCCTAGAACAGACAGTATCTATGGAAGAAGTCCAATAGAAGTATTATTTGATCAGATATTAACATTAGTTTATGGATCAGAGTATAATCTTGATTTCTACTTAAACAATAATGTTCCAACAGGATTATTAACATTCAAGGGAGCAAGTAAAGAACAAGCTGATGCTTATAGGCAACAAATGGAGAATCAGTTTATGACAGATGATGAGTTTGGAAATATAAAGAAAAAGCACTTCAAGGTTCCTATTACAGGTTATGAAACAACATTCACTAATTTACAAATGAGTTCTAAGGAGATGGAAGTAATAGCTCAACAGAAATGGTTTAGTAGATTAGTCTGGGCTGCCTTTGGAGTTACAGCAGACGAGATGGGATTTGTTGAGGATTCAAATAAAGCAATTTCTGAAGAACAATCTAAGGTAGTAAAAAGAAGAGCAGTTAAACCAATATTAAGTGCAATCCAATATATGATTAATAATCAATTAATGCCTGAGTTTGATCATCCAGAATACGAGCTTAAGTTTATAGAATATGATATTGATGAAGATATTAAGAAACATCAGTTATGGGATTCACAGATCAGAATGGGTGTTAGGACAAGCCAAGAAGTAAGAGAGAAAGAGTTAGGATTAGAACCACTCACAGATGAAGAGAAGATGGACGATATGTCCCCTCAAGATCAAGCAGTTGCTAATGGAGACGCCGGGGAAGAAGAAGGTGATAAAGCGCAAAAAGGAAAAGAAGATAAGAAAAAGGATGATTCACAAGGGAAATCACCTGCGCAAAAAGAGAAAAAGGGGATAAAGGCTTATACTTTTGAAAGAGAGATAAGTCTTAATGATTTAGAAAGAGACATTAAACAAGACTTAGATTACCTCAAGCAGGCAGTAATTGAAGATGTAGAAGAACAGTTTGATGCTAGAGGATTAAACAACATTAAAGGATATGTTGATGTTAAGGCTGCATTTGAAGATACTCTGGCCAAATATAATGAGTTCTTTAATGATAAGAACTATCAAGGGAAAGTAGCTGAGTTTATAGCTAAAGAGATGAATATGGGTGTTGAGGAAGTTGAGAAGATATTAAGCCAAAACATAACAATTAGCACAATAAAAGTAAAGGACATGAGTGAATACACTTTCAAGAATATAAAGGATATGAACATAGATTTAGTAGATAACTTACGTAAGCAAATAACTATGGGTGTTTTCAACAGAGAAGGCATTGATGCAATTAAGAATAGAATTGAGAAGACTTTTGATACAACAGAGGATAGGGCCATTGCAATAGCAAGAACAGAATCCAATAGAGCATTTAATATGGGAGCTAATCTTGCAGCAGAAGAATCAGGAATAAAGTTTAAGAAGAAGTGGGATGCATTTATTGATGCAAAGACAAGTCCAGTTTGTAGAGATCTTAATGGAACTGTTGTTGGAATGGATGAGAAGTTTAAGTGGCAAGGACAGGAATTTGAGTTCCCTCCCGCGCATATAAATTGCAGATCTAAAGTATTATATATTCAAGAAGAATGAAAAAAGTATTAACAATATTAATATTATTCATAATAGTGGTGATAGAAACTGCATTAATTCTACTGATATTATAACAATAGGATAAAAAGGATTTAAATATTATACATTCTCTAAATTAATATGCAAGAATTAAACCATTTAGAAAAAGAGGGAATTTTCTCAGGTGTTAGCACAACATT